TTGTTTACAGGTCGCTATGGGAACGTAAGTTCATGGTGTTCTGTGACAATAACCCTTCAATATTACAGTGGGGAAGTGAAGAGATTATTATACCATACAGAGCTCCTGATGGTAAGGTGAGGCGATACTATCCAGACTTTTATATCAAAGTTCGTGAAAAGTCTGGTAATCTTGCGAAGTATATTATTGAAGTAAAACCCAAAAAACAAACACAACCACCGAATGAGAAAAATAAACGAACTGCCTCATATCGTAATGCTGTATTAACATACGCAAAGAACCAAACTAAATGGTCTGCTGCTCGTGAATATTGTGAAGATAGGCAGATGAACTTCTTAATATTAACCGAGGATCATTTAGGAGTATGACAAATGACAACAGGATTCGCCGCTATACAGCGCAACAACGTAAATAAAGAACCAGGATACAAAACATTATTTGAAAAAGTCTCCGCTAAAACAAACGGAGAAAAAAAATCACTTGCATGGTATAGAAATGCAGTGAAATCAGAAGCTAGTAGTTATAAGAAAAATTTTAGTAAGTATATATTAAATGAAAAGAGTGACAGAGTAGGCGCTGCTGATGAACAAGATGCAAATGAATTGCGTCGATACACAGTAGCAGGACACCTTTATATGTTTGAGTATAAAGCAAAGATGAAGTATCTTCCTTACTATGATAGGTTTCCTTTAGTGTATGCAATCAAAGCAGCAGGTAAAACTGAATTTTGGGGTGCTAACCTACATTACTTGTCACCAAAGAAGAGAATTATAGCTACTAAAAAATTAATGCAGGGAAGAATTGACATTCCTAAGAGATGTTTCCATAAATACCTAAGTTCACATGTAGAAGGGTTATACCTAGATCTATCTTCAAGTGAATGGGATACTGCAATCCTATTACCAACAGAAGATTTTGTAAAAAATGTCAACGGCATGGTATTTCCAATAGATAAATCTGAAGTATGGAAAGATACTGATGAGAATTTCTACGATAAAATCCGAGGTCAAAGACTAGTGAAAGGATATGGAACACCACAATCCAAGGAAATGAGTAGATGAATAAACCTAAACAAGAAAAACAATGGTTCTGGGATTTTATCCAAGAATACGTCCTCGGGACAGGTGGTTTTGGTTCCGATGAAATTATCAAAGAGCAACAAGAGAAACAAGCAAAAGAGGAAGGATACGATAGTGCCGCAGAATTTAATGTTAATTCTAGAATTAAAAGATTAGATTCACCTAAAGAAAATTATACATCTTCCAATATTCTAAAATATCCTAATGCTCAGACTATTGGTGAGCAGAGTGACTATGTATTGTTTCAGTTTAAAAAATATAATCCACCATTTCAAAAAAGATCTAAAAAAGCATTTGGAGTCGAAGGTAATAACCTCAATATTAATACCGAGGAAAAATTAGGAAATTATCTTGGAAAACCCTATGATTACAATCAAGTTGGTGAATATACAGATGCTGGAGAGGATTATCCATCTGTCATAATGTATATGCCAGAAGATATTTCTACTGGTTTCAGAGGTAATTGGGGTGGTAAAGCATTCAGTACAGTTGGTGCAGGTATTTTAAGAGCTGCTGGTCAAGAAGGACTAGGTGCCAAACTTGCTGGAGGTTTTGGTACACTTAATGGTGCAGCAGAAAGAGCTCTTGGTCTAGCATCTGCTGCAGTTTTACAGAAGTCTGTTCAAAAAGCTGGTGGTGATCAACTTACTAAAGATGATATTTTTGGATCAATATCTGGGGCAATCATGAATCCCAATACTGAATTGATGTTCCAAAGTGTTGACATGAGAAACTTTGCTTTGAAATTCAAATTAGTTCCAAGAAATGCAGGTGAATCTAAAGAAATTAATAAAATCATAAAAGTATTCAAAGCATGTACTTTACCACGCCGTGATCCTGAACAAGTAATGGGATTTAATGATCCAGGTAAACCGATAAACAAGGGAATTGTGTCTGCATTTATTGGTGTACCAAATCTTTGCAGAATTTCTTTTATGCGTGGAGCAACTGAACATAATGTTCTTCCAAGATATAAAATGTTAGCTGTTACTGAAGTAAGTGTAAATTACACTCCTGATGGAGCATATGCTACATATAGAGATGATGGTCAACCTGTTGCCATCGAATTAACACTTAATTTTCAAGAAACAAAAATCAACTTTGCAGAAGAAGTTCTCTCAGACTCTGTTCGATAATGTATTTTTCAATCATACCAGATCTCGCTTACGACGAGAAACCAATCAACTCTCCTTTTTCAACATCAGATTTTACAGTCGCGAAGAATTTTTTTCGTAGATATAAAATCAATGATGATATCTTTTCCAATGTTGTTTACTTTAACAAGTATGCAATCAAAGATGGAGAACGTCCAGATGTTTTAGCTAGGAATTTTTACGGAAATCAATTTTATGATTGGGTAATTCTTTTGACTAACAACATGGTCAACGCACAGTATGATTGGCCAATGAATAACTATGAACTCTATAGAGTATTAGAGCAAGAATTTGATGATCCATACAGTCAGATCAATCATTATGAAATCAAACAATCGATGGGACACTATGCTGCTGGTTTACATGTTGATCAAACATTTTACAATGGACAGCATAAATTAAATATCGATGGTGTCATGACATTAAAAAACGGCAATGAGATTTGTAGTCCCATTACCGTTGCAGAATATTATCAAGAAGAAAATGATAAGAAGAGAGAAATATATCTTCTTAAAAAACAATACTTACAATCTTTTGTAGATGATTTCAGAAAACAAAATCTATACAAAAAAGACACCAACTATATTAGTCAGCGTCTAAAGAAAACTGGTTGACTTTTTTTACCAAAAAATTGGCAGAGAATTTTTTTCACTTTTCACAGATTTGATTATCGAATTTCGTCTCTAGTTTTGCGACTCGTGTGAGGAGAACTAGGTTGTCTGCCTCCACCTGATCGAGACGCTTACGTAGTGCCTCGATCATTTCTTTTTTCTTCATTAGTTAAGTTCATAACAAGCTGATCGTGCCAACTCTGGATTCTTTTTCAGTGCTCGATGCACATGACCATGAACATCTGTTTCTAAAGTATGATGTGCATTAGTATGGACTACTTGAATCAATCCTAAGGTTCCAACAAAAGTTAAGTTTAAAACTGTAACTGGGTGAAAGATAACCTCAAACACTTTCTTCACTTAATGAACTTATCCATACGAAGTTTAATGTAATACATTCCTACGACCCAAAGGGAGAAGAGAAACCCCTCCCCGTAGCTCATAGAATTCCATGCTCCAACTGCTCCATCTAGCATTGCTAGAGTGTCAGGCATTGCCAAGAATTCAGTTCCCATATTACTCTTCAGCAAGACGTGCGAAGTAGGACAGGGCATCATCATCATCAACGACTGCTTCTTCCTTGACAGGAGAACGATGGTGACCACCAACCAGTTGATTATTACTATCGATAGTAATATCAGGGGCGTTGAAACTACCACGACCTTCAGACTCATCCTCGAAGGACTCATCAACTGGACGGGGAGCAGGACGTGCGCTGATACCTAGCACAAGATTCAAACGACGCTCAAGATCTTCGTATGACTTGAACTGCTCTTTAGAAGTGAATGACTCTAGTGAGTATTCTTTTTTCCACGTTGCTTCAAGTTCATCATCGTCTGCAGACAAAGCACTAACACTATCAAACTCAGAGCTATCATAGTTCCAGTACCCTGCTACTTTTTTGATCTTCAATTTGAAGTTAGCACCTTCCCAAAGATCAAAGACATTTACTGGTGTCTCATCTTGGAACTCGGGTTGCATGGCAGCAAGGATCTTATCATGGATCTTCTTGCCATACTTATACAAGAATGTCTTACCCTCGTTCTCAGGGTGCTTAGGATCCTTTACAACATAGATGTTACTGTAGTAAGAAAGCTTACGCTTCTGCTTACGTGCAGTCTCTTTGTCCTCATCAGCACCGCTGTTCCAGAGACGGCGGTTCACTTCACCAACGGGATCCTTTTCGTTGAGTGTAGTTAAGGAGTTTTCAATGTACCAACCACCAATACCTTGGAAGGCATGGGAGTACACCTTTGCCCATGGGATGGTTTCACCATCAGGGGCAGGAAGGAATCTGATAACGGCATATCCGTTACCAGCAGCGTCAACTTCTGGTTTCCAGAACCTATCATCAACGTTCTTACCGCTGGATGACTTCTCAAGTTCCTTCTGAAGGTAGGAGAAGTTGTTCTGAGATTTACGCTTTAAGTCTGCGAATGACATAGATTACCTCGGATTTAATCGGATTTGGTTTGTGTATTGGGTCGGAACCCAATGGTGCCCTCATCACTTGAACATAATAACAGGCAAGGGGACGGGCGTCAACCCCCTGCCTCTAATTGTTGCTTCATGCGTTGAACCTTTAACAATAGTTCATCAAACATGGATTCGATGGACGTGTCAGGTGTAGCTCCTAGCATGACAACCCCCTGCTTCATGGTCTCGATGACCGATTTAGCTTCGGGATCATCACTCAGTTTAGCACGAGCATAAAAGATCTTTTGTTTTTCAATGAGAGTTTCAAGTGCATCAAAATAATCCATCTTCCTTTCGTCTTCAAGAAGAACAAAATTCATAGCGGATCTAAAACAGAACTGCTGGAGCTCCAACATTTCTTGGATGTCACCTCTAACTATATCAGATTTAAAGAAACTCATACTAACATTAACTTGGCACGACTTGTTTTTTTCATGAAGTTAAGTTGCTGTGCATCATGACGCAACTTTTCTTTCAATGGTTTGCTAATTAGTTTACTTACACTATCTAATTCGATTTCATTTTCCTCGCAGTAGTGAATAACAGAATCAATATAATTCATTGATGGATTGTGTAATGCAATCTTCTCCACTTCCTGCGAAAATCTCGCAGCGGTCATAAATTTATCCTCTAATAATTGTTTTTTGTCCATATCGTTCTTGGTATTCGTCGATGTAACCCATCAACTTGATGAAATATTCTTTCTTAGGTGGAAGCACCTTGACTTGGGTCTCTCCGTTTTCACAAGCAACGATTGTGACGAGTTGTTTGACACTCAACCCGTAGTTTTCTTGAAGCATACATGCGTATGCAGTTTCTTGAACGAAATAGTCGTAGAGATATTCTTCACGCTTAGGTTGTTCTGCTGTCTTAAAGTCAATAATAGACAACACACCATCAAACTCAGCGATACAATCTACACGCCCTGCTAGTTCTAAATGTTTAGAGTAGAGCGCAGCTTCCTGTAAGTAAATATTATTTATACGGTCCAAAGTAGGACGACTGTGGTGAAACATCAGCACAGGAAGGGGATGTGATTTGTATTTCTTTAAGTCTAAATCGTTATTAAGATAATCTTCTGCAACTAAATGATACTTTGTGCCACGACCAGTAGCACGAGTGGACTTGGCATTTGCTGCCTTCTCACCAACACGAGCTCGCCACCTAGCAATACCCGCCATCTTTTTAGCATTGTTACCAATCACGGTGGTGACAGATGGAAATTTCATGCCTTCGGGTGTGAGATAAAGTCTTTTTCCTTCGACCATCTCAGCAGACATTTCAATAGGTTCAATGCCACCTACATGATTAAACAATTTCATAAACCTAAATTAATTTTGTTGATGAGATAAGATTTGACAAGACCAGAACGAACGATATCTTCTACACCGAATTCAACCAGTGAGAACTCATCCATTTTCTGTAAGATGCGTTGGAAGTCAATGATACCTGTACGCTCACTGATCTTTTGCAGATCAGTTTGTGCAGCATCACCACAGAAAATGATCTTACTATCCTGTCCAACACGAGTGATGATACTATCCAGTTCATGGAAGTTTAGGTTCTGACACTCATCAATGATAACGATAGCATTGTCTAGTGTAGTGCCACGTATGAAACTAGTAGACCAGAAGGAGATAGTTTCCTGTGCCTTCAGGTTATCATAGAGCATTTCATATGATGCATCGTCAGGCATCTCAAACATGGATTGAACCATGTTCTTATATGGTATCTGATAGAGAGAAGACTTATCCTCATGGTCGCCAGGTAAGAAACCAATCTCTCTAGTAGCTACTAGAGATCTAACGATGTATATTTTATCGTATGGTGTGTACTCATTCAATACATCTTTAAGTGCTTTGTACAGTGCAATGAACGTCTTACCTGTACCTGCTACACCATATGCATATAACATCTGTCCTTTGTCCCACTCATCAAAGAAAATCTTTTGATTATCAGTGATGGGTTCAACAGGAAGCATGTATGCTTCGTCAATAGGTTTACGACGCTTGCGTTGCTTCGCAGTCATCCCTTGACCAGGTGATTTAGTTGTCTTCTTTCTAACGGGCATAATTAGTAGTTGTACTTATCGGTAATGGTTTTGTTACGAGGTGCTTTAGGAATCACCTTGTTTTTCATGATGTCTTTCCATCCAGGATGGGTCCTCGCCATCTTATCTCTCCATTCTCCCACTTCACCAGAGGCAGGGCAAGTAGAGGGATCACTCCAATCTCTATCCCATTCTGGATTGTCTGTCTTCCACTGGTCCCAATCATGAACGCTAATTCTAACGTCCTTCTGTTCACCAGTCTCTTTATTAATCACTGGGTAAGTCGCCATCGTCTCCCTCCTTTGTTTTATTAAATCCAAATGGACCTGCTCCCTTTTCTTCGAGTGCTAGCTTCAGTGCAACACCACCAATAGATTCCATAACTTTAATGACTTGCTCAGGTTTGGCATCCTCACCAAGTTCTTTGGCAACATACCAATACTTAGGCCAAAATGTTTGACCTGCTAATTCATAATCTTCTAACGTTAATAGTTTCATAACCAGTCAAGTGCCTCCGCACAAATAGGAAACTGTTCAGAGAATACACGACGTGCATCTTCTGCAATCAGCATGTGTTCTTTCTGCGTTCCATGAGCAGAACGCAATTCAATATAATGGATCCATGACCGAACTGATCCTGTCATGTAGATTTTTGTAGGAACTGCCAAAGGAAGCACAAATCTAGCACATTCCTTTGCCACACCGTGATCAAGCATAGTCTGGTATAGATCCATAGAAGAAGCAAAATGCCTCTCGATAGCAATCTCAAACTCTTGCTTATGAAAAGCATCTAAATCATCAGTAGAATTCTGACGATTCTTTTTATCTTGACGACGTAAATCAGGTAGAGGAATACGATCTGCTAGCATAGAACTATCAGCATACCGTTGAGAAAACTCTTGGAATGTAAAAGATCTATGTCGTAGAACTTGAGCTGCGATTCCTCTAGATGTCTCGATCTCAAGCGTCATGTGTGCCTGCTCAAAGACGCTCCAGTGGTTGTGCTTGATACAATACTTTAACAGACCAGAAACCTTAGGATTATCCTGATTGTTTGGGTTCGATACTCTCGCCACGTACCCCATCATTTTCTCTGCGTCTGGTGTCACTGTTACGAGTTTCACTGAGTTCATTACTAAATCCTTTCTCCTGTTTTCTTTGTTGTTGTTTTACTTTCAGTTGTATCTTAGCACGTATAAGTGCTAATGTCATGTATTGCAATTCCTCATCTGTATACAGATCAGGTTTAATCTTTGCTTCCTTAATAGCTTTCTTTGCTAATCTTATCTGGTCTTTTAGTCGGGTCATAGTACGCTTTGTAGTAGGCAACAATACCAGATGTACTTGCGTTACCTTGTGATACCCAATCGTGAATGCATTCGTAAATGCTTTGGGATGAATACCTTGGTGATCCGTCTGAGCATAACTCAGGTCCAAATTTCTTGAGTAGGATATTAAGTCCTTGTGTTCTCACGTCCATTCGTTTATCACTGTAACGCCAATCAATCTGCATATCCGTCATCGTCATTCTCTGAGGTTAATACTCTAGCTTTTGTTTTGTTTACATGTTCGTCCCAAGGATGAACATATTTGTATGCATCCACATTTGAATACACTTCACTCTCCAATGCATTGACCAGAGATTTGAGGTTTTTGACAATGAGTTTTAGTCTTGCTCTATCCATATTTATGTTACAGATAGTAGCATCATAGCATAAAAAAAGAGGGGTTGCAACCCCTCTCTAGATATTTACGTTAAAATTTTTCTACATATTCGTTTACAATAAGTTTGGTTTTCTAAATCGCATTCGACTAAACATTCATAGTAGTCATCGAGCTTTTGATTTTCCACCTCCAAAGTGTCTACAGTAGTTTCTAAATGTCTCCACTGGTTAAGTTGAGATCTGGACAATAGATTGTGCATTAGTTTTCTCCATGCAATAAACCATAATAAAGGGGAGAGAAGGGTTCATTTTTCCACCTCGCATAATTCTACCACTATTTATTTTTGGTACATTCAATTAAAGAAAAATTGCAACGAATATTATTGCCTACTAGTTTATACTCATAAAAAAAGAGAGGGTCAAAACCCTCTCTGGATAAGTAAGTTAATCACTTTTTATAAAGTTGACCACGATAGCAGAATGTGCCATGGGTCTCTTTAGATTCTACACTACCTGTATCATACTTAACACCACGATATGTAGTGTGAAGAATCTGAGCGTCGTGTAGAGCAGATCTCTTGATGATCTGCTTCTTGATTTGATTAAGTGTGTTCATGAGTTGACTCCTGAAGAAGTAGGGTGGTTAGTCCCCGTTCCTTCAGTCGTTTGCGTCCCAAGGGTAGCATTCAGGGGTTGATTCCTTCATGACCTCAATCAATTCCACCTTATATTCGGGGGGAATATTCTCGTTTGTCCTCATCCGAAGCATAACTGCATCAGCTTGAGCACATGTGAGTGATGAATAGAATAATAATTCTAGCATGGGATGAACGGCTCCGTTCCGCGACTTACTTGCGTCCCACCCTAAAGTGGGATGAACGATGGTATAAGCATACCATACTATGTATGCTTTGTCAACCTGTATTTCTTAATACAATTAGTTTCCTGCTAAGTAGAATGCTTCACCCTTAGCTTTACAAACACGACGTACCTCAGCATCATAAACAGGTATACCTAATTCTCCACCTGTAATTAAATTCTTTGCAAACTCCCACGCTTCTCTGAAGCGTCTAAATTTATAAACTTGATCATATGTTTTAGCAGACACAAGCACACCATCACTTCTCCATAGTCTCATCGTATGCCACACAAGTGGATCATCAATTCGTCTATAAAAAATTGCCCAGTTTCCTGTTTGTGATGCACTCATTATTTTTTCTTTGCAGGTTTAGCATTTGGATCTTGCCAGAGTTTAGGATTAGCTCTACCCTCTGTTTGGTTCATACTAATCACACTGTGATACTTGTCCCAGTAGTGATCAAATATCTCTGATTTCTTAGCAGATATAACAATGTCATGTTGAACACCACCTTCAGTGTTGTACTCAATAATATAAGCAGTACATGGTAGTGATGTATCCTCTGCTAATTTAGGATCACAATTTTCGTGAAGAATATTCATTAGTAATTAGCTACGGTTTCCCCATTCGATCTGGGGGAAGGCTTCTTCGACACACTGTTTAGTAATTTTCCAGCGTTTGCCGATTTTCCTGTCCTTCATCAGACATAATACCTCAGCTTCGCCTTTATGTAAACCCTCTAGCAGTTGAATGAATAGGTTTTCTCTACGAGTCTGAGAGACGCTTGCACCGCCCTTGAAGAAGAGATAGAGTTTACGATACTCATGTGTAAGTTTCGTATGTTCTGTCTCTTCAGGCGCTTCATTCTCCTTGTAGGGAACGTTCCCTTCAGGGAGCATAGAGATTACACTCTCGTCAAAGTTAGCAATCAGAATTTGTCTGAGTGCTGGTGTATTATATTCCTGTAACAGTTTAATTTTTTGTGCTTTGGTCTTAGCATTGCTGACCTTTTGCAGCACTTCATTGAGTAATAATTTCATGACTATTGGTATACCTTAATTATTATTTATTCTTCCTCCAATTCCTCTTCATTTAAAAAGCGAACAGAGAGTAGTTCTTCATTGATCCATTGTCCTTGACTATCATACATTTCTGGGTGGAGGTTTTCATTTTCTGTTTCTCTAACGTAGAGATACTCATGCATCTTTTCATTTACTGTCCAACCAGCAAAGACACCGACACATAGAAATACAAATGATGCTGTTGCTGAGAAATAAACGAATAAAATTTCTGTCATTGTTCAACTCCGAACTTAAGTTTCTTTTTTGTCCCACTTAAATTCAAAGTTGAAATAAACTTCTCGTTTTAAGAGGGAAAACGCCTTCGTAATAATAAATCCCTTACGGGGTAGCATTTCTTTTTGTTTTGCCCTCCTGAGCATGAGCTCTATGCCTTTATTTATTTTAAGTTCTTTCATTTTTTGGATGTGGTAACCAATCCATCTGCAAGAAACTTTTTAGCGAGTGGAACTAATCCACCAATGTATTCCCCATCAATAAAAACAACAGGAAATCCTTGTACATCTGGATAGTCAATATGAAACTGATCTTGTTCTTCTTGAGGAAGATCAGACCAAAGAATTTCATTGTAATCTGTAATATTTGCTCTACTCAATAGCTCTTTAGTTCTAGAACACCAAGTACAACCAGTAGAGGTATAGATTTTAATATTCATATGGTTTAATTCTATGTATAAAAAAATGGGGCGTTTCCACCCCATCATATCATATCTTTAAGAGGTGGTCAATCATGAAGCGATTAGAGTTAGTTAATCGCTTCATCATGCTTCCTGTAGAGACTGAACTGTGTTGTGAAGTTCTCCAATATCACGGAGACCTTCAGCACTGAACCATGGAGCATTCGCCCAACTAAATCCTTCACCCATGGTGCTATCAGGTGCTGTGATATACCAATGACAAGCTGTGTCTGGTACATCAACCGCACACTTAGACCAATCATCCTGCCACTGTGGGACTTGCACCCACATCAATGCAGCAAACATAAAAGTGAAGAGAGATTTAATCATAGTGCGTTACCTCTAGGTAGAACTTCTTCTGGGAATACAAAGTTCTCATGTGGTTGGTCAGCAGGTGCCATCCAAGCACGGAGTCCTTCATTCAGGAGGATATTCTTGGTGTAGAAGGTCTCGAATTCAGGATCCTCCGCTGCACGAATCTCTTGAGATACAAAGTCGTAAGCACGTAGATTAAGAGCGAGTCCAATAATACCGATAGAAGCAGTCCAGAGACCCATGACGGGCACGAAGAGCATAAAGAAATGCAACCAACGCTTGTTACTAAAAGCAATACCGAAGATCTGTGACCAGAAACGGTTCGCAGTAACCATCGAGTAAGTCTCCTCCTCTTGTGTAGAGTCGAAAGCTTTGAAAGTGTTTGCTTGATCCCCATCTTCATAGAGAGTATTCTCCACAGTTACGCCATGAATAGCAGATAACAATGCTCCACCTAGGATACCTGCAACACCCATCATATGGAAAGGGTTGAGCGTCCAGTTATGGAAACCCTGTAGGAAGAGTAGGAATCTAAATATCGCAGCAACACCAAACGACGGTGCAAAGAACCAACTGGACTGTCCGAGAGGATAGATGAGAAACACACTGACAAAAACAGCGACAGGCCCAGAGAACGCAATAGCATTGTATGGTCTAATTCCTACGAGACGACTAATTTCAAACTGTCGAAGCATGAAACCAATGAGGGCGAAGCAACCGTGGAGAGCCACAAAAGCCCAGAGTCCCCCAAGTTGGACCCACCTGACGAAATCCCCCTGAGATTCAGGACCCCAAAGTAGCAGAAGAGAATGACCCATAGCGTCAGCAGGCGTCGAGACAGCTGACGTAAGAAAATTAGCACCCTCAAGATAAGAAGTAGCAAGCCCGTGGGTGTACCAGCTCGTGACAAAAGTTGTGCCAGTAAGCCAACCGCCAATGGCAAGATAAGCAGTGGGAAGAAGAAGTAGTCCAGACCAACCAATAAAGACAAAGCGATCTCGTTTAAGCCAGTCATCAAGGACATCGAACCACCCCCTCTGTTGTTGTTGTAATGTAGCAGTCGTCATTGTTATTTACCTTAGTTGTTAAGTTCCAAATAGAATTTTGTTTGATCACTGGGTGCATTTTCGTAGAATGAAATGTCACCATAAGTTTTGTGGTCTTTGTAACCAACCATACGACCTTTGGTATTTTGGATAGCACCCATCATAGCTATGATGAGGAAGATCGTAGGAGGACCGAGGATAAGAGCACCACCGATCACATAGTAAGTGAGCAATTCGATTAGATCAGTAGACATAAAACTTTACAGTAATGAGCAAAAGAAAAGGGGTCTCGAAAGACCCCTTTATCATACCACAGGTTGAGTGATCAACCGATAGAAGGTGCGATGAGTGCAACAGGAGTTGACTCAGCAGCTGCTAGATCCAGTGGGAAGTTGTGAGCGTTACGCTCGTGCATAACTTCCATACCAAGACCTGCTCTGTTCAATACGTCCGCCCAAGTAGGGAGAACTCTACCATTTGCATCCAAGATGGACTGGTTGAAGTTGAAACCGTTGAGGTTGAATGCCATGGTGCTAACACCAAGAGCAGTGAACCAGATTCCGACTACAGGCCATGCTGCTAGGAAGAAGTGGAGTGA